GCTTTGATAGTTTCATCCTTTCACAATTCTCGTCAGTTACATATGTACCACCTGCAACTCCAAAGCCAGTTACTTGCACACCACCACTTACTCCCACTATACATAGATCTTGTGAATAAGAACTCATTGAAGGTGCTATTGCAGAGCTTACTGGTATTGCTTGACTTTCTGTCGTGTTACTCGTGCTATTGGTCGTGGTGTTAGTCTGACCACCTGAGTATGAGTTCGTGGTCGTTGACGTGTAACCACCTGATATAGATGTGTTAGAGCCTGAAGTATTGGTCTGATTAGATGTACTATTATCTGTCGCATAAGCTACCCACCCGTACAACCAGGCACACGTACCTAGTATAATTAAAATTATTGTTAGTATTCTCATTTCTTGCCAAACATACCTGCTGCTGGTTTAAGTCCATATATTGCTCCAAAAATACCTATAAGTAACCACTGATACCATTGTGGCAACCCATTGAAATATGCAAAGAACAGATCAAGTTTTTCTTTCATCATATCATCACCAAAAAATACTGCATATGCTAGTACCAGAATTGGTAGTGATACAATCACGAGAACAAACTCATCTTTCCAACCATTGTTGTTATCTGCTCTTACTTGTGCTTGATATTCTATCTCCCCTTGTGCCATGCGATACATATGGTTTCTTTCTGCCATAGCCTCATAGCGTTTTGTTTCTTGTCTTTGTTGAAATACGTTTACTGCTGTAGATATTACTGATCCAAATATTCCAAACATTATAAACCTCTCAACATTAATTCTCTAATTACAATAATCATTTGTGTACCTGCAATAACGGCTACAGTCCATAAAACTTTTTTAATTGCTGCTACATCATTCTCTATATGTTTTAGATGATTTTTCTCTATGGTTTCTATCGACTTATGTATCAAACGAATGTCGCCTTTGATTCGTTCTATTTCTACAGTAAGCTCGTTATTAGACATCATGTTAGGCATCACAGTCCTCACAAACTTCTTCGCAATCACATTCAGGATAAGCATCTTCTGCTATAATCTCTGTACTGTATAGATCATCATCTTCAGGATCATCTATCTGTATAGCATCTTCTAGATCTTGCATCCTATCTTCTAATTGATTTAATCTTTCTAGTATTTTATCAAATCCTGTCATTAGTTTGTTCTCCTATATATATAAAATTCATGTCCATTCTTTGTATATAGTGTACCTGTATCTGTAAAACCAAGCGAGTTTTTACACCATGCTTGTACTAAAGTGTTAGATTTAGGGGGTTCACACAGGGTTATAGGTATATTCCAGCTATCTCTAAACCAGTTCATAAGGTTAATTGTGCCTGTTGTATGAGCTGTGCCAGAGTTATCGCCTGTTACACAAGCTATAGATACTGCATCTACATCTAGGGTATATCCTGTGTCCTTAAAATTCTCACTAGCTCTGTGTATACTGTACTGCCATACCATAGGGATAGATGAATCATATACAATAGTAAGTTCATTACACAGATTAACACTATCAATTCCAGGAAAATAACTAGATGTCTTAAATAAATTGTAAGCTGTTTGTGCTTCGTCTGTTGTAATATGATGTGGGTCTGCATCATTCATACAAGTATGATTTGCTGGACAAGTTTCCATGTCACAATTAATAACTCTTTGTATTATTCCATTTTCAGTTACTGCACATTTTCTCATTAATTCCACTCCACATAAACAAATCCACCTTCACCAGGTGCTGAAATATCACCTTCGTTTCTATTACCATCTGTTCCACCAGTACCTATGGTTATTGTATAACTTGCTCCATCTCCTTCAAAGCCAGAGAAAGTTTTCTTGGCGAAGCCACCACCTCCACCACCAGCACCACCATTACCTGAACTACCATTAGTTACTTGACTACCTTGCCCATCTATGTGGTAACCGCCACCTTGTCCACCACCACCTCGCGATGAGTTGTAGCCAGTTTCACCTGTACCACCTGGGTCGCCACCTGCTCCACCTACACCTGTGTTGCCACTACCACCACTACTACCTGTAGAACCTGTAGTGTTTGTATCTCCGCCACTTGCAGTTCCACCTGAACCTGCTGTGCTTGGATGCCCAGTATTTTCTGGTGCGCCATTACCACCATTACCTTGTATAGTTGTAATGCCAGATTTAGCTACACTAGATAATCCACCATTTCCACCAGCAGGACCATTTACACTGCCGTATTTTGGGTCTCCAAATCTACTACCTGAACCACCCCCACCTGCTCCGTATACACGAAATATAAGGTTGTTGTAGTAGACACCAGTTTCTAGTGTGAATGTTCCGTTGGCTGTAAATGATTGGTTTCCAGGTGTTACATTTGGTAGACCTGCAGCTGCTCGTTGACCAAAGCCACTTGCACTTCCTGAACCTAGTGAACCTATTATTGGCATTATGCGTATTGTGTTTGAGCTGCCAAGGCAGTAAACGTAGCACTCCCTGTTTTAATTATTGAATATGTATAAGCATCTATACTGTTGGTATTACCACCACTAGGTGCTGAACCACCTTGCCATTCTGGTGTAACACCACTACCATCTATTTGAAAAGTATTGTTATAGTATGCTGTACCACCATTGGTAACTAAAAATACGACAGTAATAACATCTCCTGTATCCATAATACTATCAAGACTTGTACTACCATCTCCTCTTACATTTACTGTAAAATTGCCAGATGCGTCTGTTGTATAGTATAAAATTGATTGTGTTTTTACATCATAATTTATTGTGCCAGTTGCTGCAGTAGCTGATACTGTCGCAGTTTCTTGCACGTGTTTTGTGATCGTGGCTGAATCTATTGTCTTGTTTGTTAGAGTATCAGTTGTTGCTCTACCGACTAATGTGTCTGTAGCTGTTGGTAAAGTTACTGTACCTGTGTTTGAAATAGAAGATATAACAGGTGTTGTAAGTGTCTTGTTTGTAAGTGTTTGTGTGCCATCATTTAATGTTACATTTGAACTAAGTCTTGCATCAGCTAGTGTACCTGTTGAAATGTCACTTGCACTTGTTGCAGTAGGTGCTACTGCTGCCCATGAAGAGCCGCCATACACCTTCATCTCGTTTGATGAAGTATTAAAATACAATGCACCTGTAACTAGAGCATCACCATCATTGTCTACTGTTGGATCAGAACTCTTAGCTCCTAAATATCTATCATCAAAATCATCATAACTTGCTGCTGCGTTTGTTTCACTAGTCGCTGCTGCCGTTGCTGAGTTACTTGCATTAGTAGCAGAAGTAGCTGCAGCAGTCGCAGAGGTAGCTGCATTAGTAGCTGATGTACTAGCTTCACTAGCTTTTGTTGTTGCAGTTGTAGCACTACCACTAGCACTAGTTGCACTAGAGGCTGCTGCTGTAGCAGAGGATGCAGCATTAGTTGCACTTGTTGCCGCATTAGTTTCTGATGTTCCAGCATTAGTTTCACTTGTAGCAGCATTAGTTGCTGATGTTGATGCTTCTGATGCCTTAGTTGTAGCTGTCGTTGCACTACTTGCAGCAGAAGTCGCACTTGATGCTGCTGCAGTTGCACTAGATGCTGCATTTGTTGCGCTTGTACCTGCGTTTGTTTCTGATGTGGCTGCGTTGGTTTCTGAAGTTGAGGCATTTGAAGCAGATGTTGCAGCGTTTGTAGCTGAGGTTGCTGCTGCTGAGGCAGAACTAGCTGCGTTTGTAGCACTTGTTGCTGCACTTACAGCATCTACTAATAATTCAAAATGATCTGTATCTGTTAAAGAATCTCCTACAACTGCATCTGCTACACAAATATATACATTATTAAGTTGTCCTGCTGTTGTAGATTTAATTATATCTCTTTGCACATATGCCTCTGTTATAACAGTAGTATCTGTACCTTTATATGTGCCTAATTCTTGTGTTACTGATATCTCACCACTTGTATCGAAGGCAAGAATTTTACTTGCTCTCTCACTTGCAGATGTGGTAAAGTCGGTAGAGGTCATAGTATTTGTTCTGGAAATTTTTATGCTTCTATCTATTTGTTCTTGAAGTTCTTGTGCTATTGCTAGGTTCTTATCAAATGCACCTTCTACAGAATCTGCTGTAAATGGATCATTCTCAACAAGATCAAGTGTTTGTGTCTGAGTTGTAGATCTTCTTATAACTACTGTTTCAGTAGCTGTAGGAATATTCCCTGCTGTAAATACTACATTACCCCCTGATGCAGTTCCTACACCAGTAACTGTGTAATGTGTTGTCAGTGTTTTAACAGTTTCTGTACCTGCTGCAGATCTTATAATAACCTGTAAGTCTGCTTCTGCAGTAATTTTAAACTGATACGCAAAGGTATCGTTAGAACCATCACCAGAATAACTGTTTTTTATAATCGTTGTTGATATTGCCATATAC